CCGTGCATCGTTGCAGCGTTAACTTCATTCGCATAAATAGCACCTGTTACAGCACTGCGGCATTTACCAAGCCAAATGTTATCATAGTCCTCTGGATTGGTTGTCATGCAATGTAGACGCTCTGCTTCAAGCTCTTTAGGAAAATAAGGATTATCACTAAAGTTCATTTCAACAACAGTTGCACTTGGCGCAGGATTAAGTACAAAACGTGTGTAAGTATCATCCGTATCTAAGTCTGGATTGAAACTCACCCAAATCTCAGAATCATCTTTACGAATAGTAGGAATAAGAATATCCCAACTTTTCTTACTTACCGTTTGCGCTTCCTCTACCCATACAATATCACAGCCTTCAATAGACTTGATAGATTCAACTGTATGTTGCGCTAAACCGGCAAACATAAACAGCGACCCATTCATCCCACGAATCTCTGTTTCAAGGACAGTAAAGAATGCCCCAAGTCCAAGTCGTTGGATTTGATCGGATAAAAGCAAATGCACCGATTGCTTAATACTTTTTTGAATCTCCCGTGTGCATAATACGCGCATGGGTTTTTGAGCCGCTAAAAGAATCAGTGCTTGTGCAAAGTTATAACTTTTCCCGCTGCCCCTTCCTCCGTGTGCTACTTTATAACGTTTTGGAGCAAACAAGAATTGGAGTTTCTCTGGGAAATGTACATCTAGGTTTTCAGCCATTGTTTATTGTCGTATCGGATTTAATGAAGTTTAAGGTAATACATGGTAAATCTGCACCATCCTTACCGCTGTGTTCAATCTTATCAACGAACATACCCATATTCTTAGCAAGCAATTCACTGGCTCGAATACGCGCATCTAACTTAATATAATCACCATTTTCATCTTTGTTACTGCGGACGAGTTTAGTCCAAAATTCCTGTATCTCAAAAATAGATGCAATATTAGCCGCGTACTGTTCTCGAATCTCGGTCACAATCGCATGATGACTGGAAGTCACTTCTCCCATTTCTTTCCACGCTGCTTGCACATTAGGATTATTGAGAAGGGTATAGGCTTGTTTACTTGCCGCCTTATCTGAATATCCCGCTGCAATAGCCGCTTTAGTACCGTCCTGCCCATTACCTAAGTAATGGGTCAAGAAAGCACGTTGCTTGGAAGTGAGCTTGCTTAGAGCTTCAAAATCCATATTACATCATCGCAGGTCTAGTTGGTTTACCCATAGGCGCGGCTTGTGCTGGCGCACCGCCCATACCCATACCGCCTTCTTCACCGCCAAAGCCTTTAGTAAATAATGACTCAGCGCTTGCTGATTCCCCACCTTCTAAAAGACCTTTGGCAATTTTCAAAGCATCGTTAAGGTCACGCGCTTTTTGAACACCTGCACCCATACCTTCTGCCATACCTTCCATTGCGCCTTCACCACCTTCAGCCATTTGCTCTTGTTGGTTTTCAGTTTCAACAGTGTATTGACCTTGTGCATCGCGTGTAATTGTAACTGCTAATTCTTCCATCTTCTTTCCTAGTTAAAGGGCGCTACGGTATGTAGCGCCAAGTGATTACTACTGACGTTGATTATACTGGTAACTGTATTCAATCAATAGTTGTTTTTCTTCAGCTTCAAGCTCTTTGACTAACGCCTTATCGCCTTCAACTCGTGCTTCATCTTGCTTATCTCGCAAATCTTTTACCTCTTTGATAATCGATTTGGTTTCATCGTAGAAGTCGAGCGTAGGTTGATGTTTACTGGTAAATTTATCAGTAGCGTCATCATCACCTAATTTTTCATACTTTTTAAACTTATCGTAAATATCTTTTGCTTCTTTGCGTTGTGAGTTATAAACATTACGATAAGAGTCAATAGTGTTTTCTTTAACAAACCCCGATACGACAGGTAAATTATGTAATCCCATTTCTTCAGCATTCATTGAAGAAGTGTAAATAGAGTTTACAAATTTATAAACTTGCGTTCCTGCCGATCCGGTAAGCGCATTTGTCAAATACTTCATTGTTTCGGGAGATATATCTACCAAGCCAGATTCTACTTTTGTTCCGCCTGTGACTTTGTTCATCCATTTAGCAAAATCGGAATACATCGTACCTCTTGTTGTAGACCATTCTTTTTCACTATCTGGAACAGTGGTGTTGTAAACATCTTCTGGATAAATAGGTTTACCCCATTGGTTTCTATTATTAATAACCGAATAAGGAATTCGCCCAAAGGTAGGAATCATACCGGCTATCAAATCTTTAGCGTCCCATTCTCCCGACACCATTGGGTTGACATAAGCAAAGTTACCAAAGAAAGATGACATCAGTTTATTGGTAATTTTCTCCACATCACCACCTGCTTGTATTCTATGGATTGCTGTACCGACATCCTTAAAGAACGATAAGCCGTAGGCAAGTTTCCAATTGACGCGAAGTCCGGTTTCTTTATCCAATACAATGCTGACATATCTATTTTTTTCTTCTTCGGGAATCAAATCATCATCCCCATCATCTCCACCGAGTAATGCTATTAAATAACCCAATGCAACGTAAGTTGAAAGTATCGCGGTAGCTTGCGCTTTATGCTCTCCGCGAATAGTAGCATCAATTAAATTTTCAGTACCTTGGATAGATGCGTTTAAAAACAAATACATAGCACCAAGTTCTCTACCGACAATACCGCGTCGATTAAAGTTGATGGTTACATTTCGTGCAACTTTAGCTGCTTCTTGAGGACTCATACCTTTATCAACAGCGACTTTAAAGGTGGATAAACGGGTTGCTGTTTCGCCAACTTCCCCTAAATATTTCATTAAGTTAGCAAGTTTATTATCTACGACCATCAGTTTTAATTTATCAAGTGGATACTCATAAAACTTAGTATCCATCATTTTTGATTTTAAAACCGCTAAGTTAAGTTCGTCAGCTTTTTGCTCAATGCTTGAAATAAAGGCTGTTCCCGATTTACCACCGTTATCAAGGTAAGATTTGATTGTGTTATCCCACTGCGCATTGCCCGATGTTCCTTTTGCCATATATTTAGCAAGTTGCAAGGAAGCCATTGGAGTATTAGCTAACACGGTGGATGCGTATTTAAATCCTTTTCTAGCGGTATTGGTATATAACGCGACTGCTGGATCAACCATTACGCCATTTGCAATAATAAACACAGGGTTTAAAATCGTATAGGCATGACGCAAGAATCTATTAAAAGCGCCCAAGACCTTAAACATGGAATAAATGTTCTCGTCACCTAGTCTATTAAACGCTTGTACAAATTCTGAATCGTTAACTGTAATACGAACTTGTTTACCATTACGCCAATACGATATTTCTTCATTTTGGTCATAAGGTTTTTTCATCAAAGTAACTTGCGGTTCACCACCTACTTTGATGATTTCGTATTCACGTTTAGATTGACCTGTTCGCGCTGTTTCTGCTTCAACGTAGCGACGAGCATCTTTTAATGTATCGCGTTGCCCGATTTCACTACCGTGGAAATACATGACGTATTGCGCTTTGGATTTACCCATTACCGGCTGCATTGGAGTAACTTCAGTTTCCCATAAATTAGCATCGGGATTATCTTCAATTAACTTGTAAAGCACTGATTGCACATACATTTTAGAAGAACGAATAACTGCTCTTTCTAAATTCATAACAATGTTTTCGACAATTTGACTAGCACGAGATTGGCGACCTAGCATTTTTCTATCGAATTTACCTGATATAGAAAAACCTTGTCCGATATTTCCACGACTAGATTTTTTAGTTGCTTTACCAGTAACTTCATCGACTTCTTCAAAACCCTTCATTGGAACATGATAATCTGACGCATTATCCCATTCCTCTGCTTGCTCTGGTGAAATGTCACCCGATTGCACTAAGATTCGTTTAACTATGTTTTGAATGTTTTGCCAATCATCAACTAACTTTTCAAACTCTGGGTATTTATCACCCATTGTTTCTTTATATCTTTCGATAATAGCTGCTGACTCTGCGTCAGTCATACCACTACCACCTTCACCTAATTTACGGAATTTAGGATTAATCGATTGGATATACGCATTACGACTAGGAGCGCCTTTAGCATAAAGAAGTAAACCAATTTCATCTTTGTTTACATTCATTTTCGCCATTCTATCAATTAGCGGTTGAATAAAACGCTCTTTAAGACTTTCCAATTGGTTCGCTGCGATATTACCAGCCGCTTCCATAGCAAGAACCACGTCATTGCTTTCATCAACTTTGCCGCCTTGCTCTCTAATCTTATCCATGACAATGCGGATTCTCAATAAATCATCTTGAATCCATTTGCGCATAAATTGGAACTTGGTTTCAGCAGGTAAATTGAAAAGGTTTTCTTCGTTTTGAGCAAGGCTGAATTTTACATTCCCAGTATCTTGTCGTTGCGCAACCAACATCTCTGGTGCTTTACGCAATGTCGCTTCAGCAATATAAAGCAAATCTTGATCGCTTAGATTATTTGCCCATTGGATAAATCCTAGCTTTTGCGAAGCAGGGAACATTTTGCTCATATTGCGAAGTGCATTTTTGAGCCATGCTTTGAATCTTTGAACAAGTTTGAGTTTAGGCGCATATTTAATTAAATAGGCAAGTGTTTCTTCACGCAAATCTTCTTGAGGAGTATCTGCATCCAAGGCATCTTGTCTACCTTTAACAGCCGCTGGGTTTTTAACTTTTACTAAGTTGTCAGTTTCTTTTAAGAAATTTTCAAATTCAGCTTCATTAGCTCCCATTTTAAGCATATGCACACTTACTTCGTGCATCATTAAATAATGTAAGTCTTTTTCTTTATCAATGTTTTCCGCAACAAAATAAGTTTTACCATTAGCAGGATTATAAAATGCTTCAATGTCACCGTTTTTACTGTAACTAACTTCCACTGCATTTTCAATAATTGCTTGAGCTTGCTCGTCGGAGATAATCTTAAACATCCCTGTGCCAAGTAACCTATCAGTCCATCCTTTACCGTAAGCATCG